CTTGCACATGGAGTCGGCGTATTCACGGGCGGTCTGGGCTTGCAGCAGCCTGCGCTTGCTGTCCTCCAGTTCACGCAGTGCCAGTTCTTCGGCGGTCGGGGTTGTCCACAGTTTCTTCAGTTGCTCAAACATTACAGTTGCCTTTTTACGGTTGCATAAACGGCGATGCCGGCATTTTTTGTCGTTGTTGGCGCTCATATTCACGCACCTGGGCGGGTGTCCAAGGCGTAGGGCCAGATGGCGGTGGAAATGGCCAAGTCATCCCCGCACCTCTTTGCGACCCTTTTCAATCAGTTCACGGGCATAACTCTGGTCTTCGGGCCTCTCGCTGGACAGCATGGCTCGGAGCTTGTAGGCGATGGCCCGTGCGCTCTCGGTGTTGTTGGCGCGTTCATATCGTGCGCCCTCGTTGATGTATTCGGCTTCGGTGTGGTTCACTTTTGATCCTTGTTGGCAGTTGCGTGGCGTGTTTCAAGTTCGATCAGCAACTCAATGTAGTGCTTGGCCTTCTCCAGATCGGCAATGCCGTTCTTCTTGCGCCAGCGTGACACGTACTTGATGACGTTGCCCTCAAAGTAACCCAGTGCGTTGGCGTGGATGTACTCCACCGGCTGGATCGGCAAATCTTTGTAGTGACTGCCGGCCACTTGTTTACCCAATGCGTTGAACGCCTCTTCTTCTTCCGTTGTGATAGGTAGGTCAATCATTGTTTGCTCCTGTGTTGACAATTAAATTCTAGCATATTGCTAGAACGGGATGCAATCCCATTTCCAATGTTCACAATCAACCGGCCCATGCAACCAGTCGGCAGGTGGTTTTGCGTCAAATTTCTCGCATCTGTTGCCGGGCTTTAAATGCTCACAGCGCAGGCAAGTAACTTGGATGGATTCAATGTCAGTCAGTTGCTTCTTCAGATGCGTCTTGATGGCGTTCAGTTCTTGCAAATTCATATTCTTTGACCTCTGTGTACTTTCCGTTTTTGCGAGTTGCGATTCGGGTGGGTTGGGCAATTGAGTTGTTGGCCAGCCACCTCAAAACACCCTCAACACCCAATGGCAAATTATTCAAAGTGCGCTTGCACCACCAGTCAATTGCCTTCTGTCTGGCGTAACCTGTATGCTCAAAGCACACCCATTCGCTGGCGACACACAGCAGGCCGTCGTAGTAATCAACCCTCATGCTGTCTGGCTTGCCAGGTTTGCGGTGCAGCTTGTAGTCCACACGGCTGACATCGTGCCAAGTGCTGACTGCCTGCTGTTGCGCTGACAACAGGGCAGCGTAAGACAGCTTGGCGTCAATCGGCTTTGGCGCTTCTGGCTCCTTGATCGTGCCACCACAGACAGCGCACACCAGTGCCGCCGGCGCGTTGCGCTCACCGCACTCTGGGCAGATGCAAAAGGGCGCAGACTGATCGCCTGCTCTCTTGCCTCGGCCCTTGCCCTTGATGATGTCCACCGGCCCAAGGCGCTCAACGGTGTCGGTAAAATCCAACACCAAGCAATCCTCCTTGCCCGGTGCGATGCGTGTGCCACGGCCCATGCCTTGCACATACAACACCGGCGACTTGGTTGGCCTGCACCAGATGATGCAGTCAACATCAGGCACATCAAACCCAGTGGACAGCGCCAGCACCGTTACCAAGCAATGAATCTGGCCCAGCTTAAAGTCTTGGATCAAGTCTTCACGCTCTTGCGCTGGTGTCTCGCCACAAACCACGGCGCTGACAATGCCACGTTCGTTCAGCTTGTCTGACAGGCTTTCGGCGTTGGCCACACTGGGTGTGAAGGCAATCCATTTGCGTCGATGCTGGGCAAACACCACAACTTCTTGGGCCACTTGCAACAGGTAGCTGTCCACCACCTCGGACAGTTCACCAATCTTGTAGTCACCATTGGAGATGCCCACTTGGCTGGCGTCAATCTTGGTCATCATTTGCACTGGAGGTGGTACCAGTGGCGCCAAAAACTGCTGGTCCAACAACTCACGCATGGTGACATTGGACGCAATGCCGGTGAACAGCGGCTCATCTCCATCGGTCAGCCACACCTGGTTGCCCCTGAACGGCGTGGCCGTCATGCCCACCGTGCGGAACTGGCAGATTTCGCCCAACTTGGACAGGAACGTGCGGTACATGCCTGCGTCAGACGCCTTGGTGCTGACAAGGTGCGCCTCGTCAATGATCACCACCTTGATGTCACCCAGCAGGTGCGCTGACTTGTGGATGCTGCCAATGGTGGCCACAATCACATCGGCGTTGTGTTGCTTCTTGCCCAAGCTGGCGCTGACAAACCCCACATGGATGTTGCTTGGCAACAACGATTGCAGTTTGGCGGCGTTTTGCTCGGCCAATTCTTTGCTGGGCACCAGCACCACAGTGCGTGGCCGGTACTCTGGCCACTGTTCCCACATGTGGCGCACGATTTCGGCGCAGATCACCGACTTGCCAGAGCCAGTGGGAAGCACCAGCAAAGGAATGTCGGCGTTGCCTTGGTGCTTGGTCCACCAATCAAACAGGTCTGCGACTGAGCGTGACTGGTAATCACGCAGTTGCATTTTGGCGCTCCTTGATCATTTGATCGGCCAGCTTCAGGGCTTGTTTGACCGCGGTCAAACGATCACCGTTGGCCAGCAAACCAGTCAAGGCGGCGGCGGCGAAATAGTCACGCAAGGTGATGTCTTGGATGGGGGGTGGCGTGCTCATACAAATTTACCTTTGTGTTCAAGCCTAAGATTCAGCATAAATTCATCAACCAAAACATTTTTGTCATGGCAAGCGTGAATCTCGGCGCTACTAATGTGTTCAGGGTTGGTGGCCGGCGTGCCATTGGCAAACTGCTTGCCGTTCATCTTGTACACCACGGCGTTGTCAACCATGTCCACCGGCTTGGCAAACTTGGCCAGCAAAATCGGGATGTATCGGTGCGAGTCACAGCCGGTGCGCTGAGTGGGGACAGGAATATCAGATATTCCTGGAATATCATTTTGATGCGCCGAGCACGACCAACGGGCATCGCCGTCCATCTCTGGCGTGGCGTGGGCGCATGACCGGCATGTGGGCGCAGGCACATCGGTGCCGTGGCAGATGCTGTGGTAATCGCAGAACTTGCATTCATACCAAGACGGGTCTTGGCTGATCCCCACCGGCGGCTCTGTGGCCGTGATCACCTTCAAGGCTTTGTCAATGATGGCTTGCGCCTCATCTTTGTCGTACTCCAGGCGCTCAGTGTATATGTCGTCGTTGTCCTTGTTGACCACCAAGTAAATGGCGCGGGTGCAACCGTTCTCGCCGTACAGATCAATGCTCCACTTCATGTACATTAGCATCTGCGCGTAGTGTTCGGGCTTGGCCTTCTTTACTCCAGATTTTTGCATGTCTGCAAACATCTTGGCAGATGCGGTCTTGATCTCCAGCACATGCGGTGACTTTGGCGCTTGCGGCAGGCCAGTCACAATGCCATCGGCGTTGCCCTTGAAGTGATGGCCACTGGCAGGCTCGGTGAATGTCCACTGCTTGCCGGTCGCTGGGTCAATGTCATACACCGTGCAGCCAATCGCTCTCAGGTCGTTGTAAACCCTTGGCTCTTGCAAGTGACCGGTTTGAAACACCCGATACAGGCGCCCAGAAAACTCGGCAGGCTTGGACCAGCGGAAGCTGTACCAGTGCTGGCGCAAGCAGGGCTTGCCAATCGCACTGGCGCCAAGGTAAGGGCGCTGTGATTCGGCGCCATACTTTGCCTTGTAACTGGCAAAGATGGCGTCGGCCACAGGGTCCACAACAGATTGCGGAAGTGTGGCCATGTCTTACTTCTTAGCCCATGCTGGTGCGCTGGACTTGGCCTGAGTCTCCTCGGCCTGTGCCACAAAGGCTGGCGCTGCTTGCCGGACACCGGCTGCGGTTTCGTAACCCTTGATGTTGTTGCTTGCCTGGTACTGGCCTTGCGCTTCACGCACCACCACCTTGATGGTGACAGGCTTTAAGTGCAGTGCGGCAGTGTCTTGCACCTTGATCACATTCACGGCATGGCACAGCGCAGACAGTTGCGACTGGGCAATGCGCTGGGTGTCCTCATTCTCATGCTGAATGTTCAGGTTCTCCCAGATGCGGCGACCCTTGTGGGGGCCATCAATGATCTCAAAAGTCAGCTTTAGGCCAACGCCCTTGCCGGACTTCAAGGGCTGGACATCAGATTCAGTGATGTGCGCCAGATAGGTGCCAGCAGGCACGGGGCCAGACGAGGTTTGTGGTGCGACTTGCGATGCGTCAAAATTAAAGTGAGCCATTTTTTTCTTTCAAAGTTAAGGTTTCGGACTGCGGATCAAGACTGCGCCACGGTGAGCGCCTCTTGGAATGCCGCCCAGTCAAGCGGCATATTGGACAGGCCAAAGCGATTACCACCGCAATGAGCCGGATGGGGTTCAACGTGCAAGATGCGCTCGCCAGTGGTGGTGGCCTTGGTTTCTTTGTTGCCAAAGCCTGCGTCAGTCTTGCTGGTGAAAATGCGGTACCCTGCGTAACCAATCACGTCGGCCCACTCTTGAACCAGTGCGGCGGCGCGGTCATGGAGCTTGAGCACATGGCTGTCAAAGCCCTCAGTCAACGGGTCTTCAATCCGCTTAATCTTGTCGTGGGCAATCAAGATGATGCCCATGCCCTTGTCGGCTCTGAGCACTTCAAGGCCAGACAACAGGTTGCGCCACTCTTCGGCTGCGGCCACATAACCTTTGCCAAAGCCTGGTTGCTCAATGTTCTTCCAGTTGTTGGCCTTGCACACATGTTCTTGCACCAGTGGCTCAAGCCAGTCGAGCGAGTCAATGAACAGCGTTTGGAATTCGTGCTCCTGATTGATCAAGGTGTCGATGGCCGTGTACACATCAGCCAAGCTGGTTGCCAGCGGGAATGCGTTGGCGTCCACAGCATCAGCACCGTCCTCGGTCAAGATGCCAATGGCCTTGGGTGCCATAGCGGCAAAGGTGGTCTTGCCAATCTTGCCTTGGCCAACGATCACGATTTTGGGGGCACGCACTCGGCGTGTTTTGGAGATGGATTTCAAATCAAACATGTCAGTCTTTCAAAAGTTCAATGGAGGGTTTTGCAGGTTTGCTGGTGATGAACTCAGCGGCCTGTGCGTAGGCTGCTGAATCCAAATCTTTGAGGGCACGCAGGTGGGTGAGGTCAACCTCGGCTTTCCAGCGGAAGGCGCTCTGGGCGTTCTTGCCCAGGCTGTCCCATGCGGCTTGCACTTTGGTGGTGTCAACCGTGCGGTTGATCTTCCACGTAATCTTGACTTCTTCGTCGGTGTGGCTACCTTCACCGCCATCTGGCTTGGTGAATTGCTTTTCGATCAATTCTTCCAAGCGCAAGCGCTCGGCCTTGGCTGTGGCTTCTGCAAATTTGGCCTTGCGTAAGGCATCGGTGAGTTCAGTAATCATTGTATTTGTCCTTTAGGTTTGCCAGTGCGGCGTCTTCAATCTCGGCCACCACATCATCAGACAGCAGATGGCCAATGTTTTCACCCAGATGAAAGGCGCTGTCGAGGGTGATACTTTCAGGATAGGCAGGCTCATTAAATGAGCCACGCTCTGCGGCTTCGTACTCCAAGTGGCAGGTCAGTTCAACACCGTTGCAGATGTATGTGAACTCGATCAGGCCATCAGGGCAGATGGGGGAAGATGTCTGCTCGGTGAATGCCAAATCGGCAAAGCGAGCCAGTTCGTTGACAGTGAACACGGCAACAGCCAGTTCGTCTTTTGCGGCTTGTTGAGCAAGACGGATGATGGTCTTGTCGTCCATCATGCTGACCACCAGGCAACAAGCAAGACGGCCAAGCCAACGCCAATACCAATGGCGGTTACGATGTCCAGAGCAGCTTCACCGCGCTTGTTGTGGCGGCGCTCAACTGCGGAATACTGGAAGTGGTTGTGATGTTTCATAGTTTGCTTTCAATGGTAGGGGGCCGAAGCCCCGTGGGATTTAATATTTAACAGTGCCGTCAACGTAGACAACTACGTTTTTGCCACTTGGCAAATGCACGTTGCAGGAGACTGCGCCTGCTTCGGCTTGAAGGTAGCGAACTACGGAAGCGATAACTTGAAGGTCTGTCATAACGGGGTCCTTTTGGCCTTTCGGCGTGATGCCAAGAACTATTTCGTTGGCATGGCTGAATTCTAGCACCAAGCTAGATGAGAAAAGCACATAGCTAGAAAAATATTTTTGTAAGTGCTTTCCCTAATGCGCTCCCGGTCAAGCAATCTGCTAGACTCGGCGCCCTATGAACACACAAATCACACCAGATGAGCGCCGACAACTGGCAGAAAAAGTTGGCATCAATGAACA